ATGAGTACATTAACGCAAACTAAAAAAACAGCAGAAGATTGGCATAGAGCCGACATCATCGCTGCACTACATAAAGCTGGTTGGAGTTTACGCCAACTCTCTTTGCAACACGGCTATAGTCAAGCAAGCACCTTAAAAAATGCTCTTGACCGCCCTTGGAAAAAAGGGGAACGCATTATTGCAGAAGCGATTGGTGTACCTGCCGAAGTGATTTGGGCAGGTCGTTTTGAACAACGCAACCACAAGAAATTTGCTGAATAAGCTCTTTAAGGAGTTTAGATATGAGTGAAAACAACTTAAAAACGCACTATTCCGCAAAAGAATTGTTAGCTTTAAGTTTAACCCTTTTACCTAATTCGGTGCAAGGAATTATTTATCAAGCTAAAAAACAACTTTGGGAAACTCGAAAACGAGTTGGTCAAGGTGGTGGAAATGAATATGCCCTTGATAGTTTTCCCGAAGCGTTACAAACCGAAATCCGTACCAAGCTGCTAAAACTTTTACCTGTAGAGGTAAGCAAAGGCGAGCTTAGCACGCTTCGACAAGAAATTGATTTGGAGCAGATAACAGATAATCAGCTTTCGACGGCAGATAATCGGATTGTAGTGGTGCGGTGGTATTTAATACAGGAAAAGCAACTGGGGCTAAGTCGCACTAAGTCGTTAGACAGCGTGATTACAGCGGTCGCAAGCGGTCAAATTCCTGCGGAAATTTGCAAAGCGATTATGGCGGGCAATGGTAAAGCCGGTGGAAAGTTAAAGCTCTCTAAACGCACCTTGCATAGTTGGGTGCTGGCGTATGAGGCAGGAGAAAATTCAGCGGAACGGTTAAAACAGATGATTCCGCTGAAAACACAAAAACGTGCCGTGCCGGAGCGTTGCCCTTGGTTGCAAGCCTTTTTACCCTTTTATCAAACTTTTAGCAATGTGGCTTTAACACAGGCTTATGCTCAATTTGCAATGCAGTATGAGGGCGAAGATTTACCTACAGAGAGCCAAGTTCGGTATGCCTTGAAGCAGTTACCCGATTATGTAGTTCAGCAAGGGCGTAAAACAGGAGCAGAGATGCGGAATTTAATGCCGTTTATTCGCAGAAACGATCAGGTAATGGGGCTAAATGAATGCTGGGTGGGTGATGGGCATAGTTTTAAGGCGTATGTGAAGAATTTACTCGGTATGCCCTACATTCCTGAAGTTACAGCAATTATTGATGTACGTTCACACCGTGTTGTGGGTTGGTCGATTGCCAATAGCGAGTCTGTGATGGCGGTGGGTGATGCCTTTCGGCACGGGGTGATGAATGTGGGCTTACCGAATATTTATTACTCAGATAATGGTGGCGGTCAATCCAACAAGGTGCTAGACAGCGATGTAACAGGGATTTTTGCCCGATTGGGTGTGCATCACGAAACAGGTGTGGCAGGTAATCCACAAGGGCGTGGGATTATTGAAAGATTGTGGCAATCCACCTTAATTCCACTGGCAAAAACCTATGCCAGCTATGGTGGTAAAGATGCTGATAACGCCACTAAGCATTGGAATTATCGCAAATTAAAAAGTGCGATGAAAGCGAAAACCAAAAATCAGTTAATGACTGATGAACAACGTCGAGCAATGGCAAAAGTGCCTGAATTTGCAAATTTTGTGGCAGATGTAACCGCTTGTTTTGAGGCTTATAACAACAGACCGCACCGCAGTTTGCCGAAAAATCCTGAAACAGGTTTACGGTTTAGCCCGAATGCGTTTTGGGCGTACTTAGCCAATATGACGAACTGGAAAGCGGAAATCATCACGGAAGAAGAGAGCAAAATGTTGTTCCGCCCTGAAGTGGTGCGAGTGGTGCAACGAGGCGAGGTTCACTTTGATAACAAAATTTACTTCCACATTGACCTTGCTGATTTTGACGGCAAGGAAGTAAGAGTGTGCTATGACATTCACGACCCACAAACCGTGTTAGTAAAACAGCAAAGTGGCGAGATTATCTGCCAAGCGGTATTAGATGGTAACAAGGTGGCTTACTTCCCTGAGTCGGTGCGTGAAAGTGCAGCACGGAAGTCGTTAGAAGCGAAGATTAAACGTAAGCAAGATGCAATCGACCTGATTAAAGCACAGGATAAGCAAGTTTATACCATTGAGCAGATGCCTGAGTTTAGCTTTATTCCAACAACCAAAGCGAAACAAGCCAAACCAATATTCCTCACGCAAGCCGATAAGGACGAGTGGGAAAAGAAACAGAGAGCCTACGGGTAAGGAGCAATAAATGAAAAACCAAGAACTTAGAACCTTAATGGATAGCAAGGGCTATCAGCAAAAACAGGTGGCACAGCTTTTAGGTGTGTCGGTGACAACGGTGAGCCTTTACCTCAAAGGCGAATATAACGGCAACGTAGCAGAAATGGATCGCAAAGTCAGCGAGCTGATTGAGCGTGATAAGGCAAAGGTGGTTGAAGCGAAATATAACGCCGCTTTTGTATCAACTTTAGCGGCAAGACGTGGAATGGAAGTAATGGCATTTGCTCACGTTGAGGGCGAAATTAATGTGATTTACGGCTCGGCAGGTTTAGGCAAAACGCAGATGTTAAAAGAGTACGCACGCAGAAACAGCTCGGCAGTATTAATTGAGGTCGATCCAAGTTGTACGCCGAAAGTGTTGCTCCGCAAGATTGCCGAGGCGGTGGGGGCAAATGCACGAGGGGTGAATAACGAATTGCTCGACAGCATTGTGAGCAAGCTCAAAGGCTCAGAGCGTTTGCTGATGATTGATGAGGCTGAATTGCTCTCTACCCGCTCGCTAGAATTTATCCGCCGTATCCACGATTTAACAGGTGTAGGCGTGGTGTTGGCTGGTATGCCTCGCTTACTGATTAACTTAAAAGGCAAGAATAACGAGCTGGCACAGCTTTATAGCCGAGTAGGTTTTGCCTGTGATTTAGGAAATGCCTTGAGCGAGGAAGATTTGGGGCTATTAGCAGAAAGTGCGTTAGGTACGAGCGAGTTTAACGCTCCATTAATTAAAGCCAGCAATGGCAACGCTCGCCGATTAAGTAAGTTAATGCGTGGCGTGGTGCGGTCGAGCGAGATTAACCAAACGCCAATCAGCAAAGAGTTAGTTGAGCAATATAGCAAGATGTTGATTAGCTAAGGAGCAGATTATGCAAAAGGTGTACAGCGAAAAAGCAGGCGAGATGATGAACCCATTAAACGCTTATATCCACGACAGCCTTGTGAAGTTAGAAATTGCCACGCTTGAGTGCGAGGCGTTGGATTTGGAGATTGAGCGGGTGGAATTTGAGGCGGCAAGCCCACCTCGCCTTGTGTTGCGAGATAACCGCAAAACGCAGGATTTTGTGAAAAACGGCTTAGCAAGCCTGTTTGGAATGAAAACCAAAGGCGGCAGACGGTATGACAGCTACCAAATGCAAGTGCGAGGCGTGAAGTGTGTGTGGGAGTCTGAACGTGTTGCGAAGGTGTAGAGATGAAGAAACGGCGAATGATTTATGCCCTGTATGTTGGCGAAGAGAATGTGGCTGACGGCACAGCGGAAGAATTAGCAAAACGGTTGGGGGTGGAGGCAAAGACGATCCGATTTATGTCGTCCCCCGCCCACAATAAAAGAGTGAAGTATAACGGTAAAGCAGTCCGCACCGTGAAAGTCGGGCTGGAATAGAGAGGAAAAGACAATGAGCAAAGTAAAAATCGGTAATGAAATTTACTGGAAAGATGCCGATGGTAATTTAAAGCCAGAAGCATTAGTGAAAGAAATCGACAAAGAACGTGATGAATTAGTCCGTCAATTTGTGAGCCGTGCCGAAGAAATTAGCCAACTACTAGGCAATTTTAAACAATCCGTATTTGATGATGTAGGGGCTTTTGTCAGCCTATCGGCTGAAAAATATGGGGTAAAAATCGGCGGTGCAAAAGGCAATATCACGTTATTTACCTATGACGGTGAATATAAGTTGCAGTTAGCAGTGCAAGAGAATATTCGCTTTGATGAGCGTATTCACGCCGCAAAAGCCTTGATTGATGAGTGCTTGCACGATTGGTCGGAAGGAGCGAAACCGGAACTTAAAGCGTTAATTGATAATGCGTTTGAGGTAGATAAAGAAGGTAATTTATCAACAGCTAAGATCTTATCGCTCCGCCGTGTTGAAATTGATGATGCACGATGGAATCAAGCAATGACAGCAATTTCAGACAGCGTGCAGGTAATTGGTAGCAAAGGTTATATCCGTTTTTATAAACGTGATGAAAATGGCAAATATCAGCCGATTAGTTTAGATATGGCGGGAGTTTAAAATGTTTATTGCTTTTAATGTTAATTATACGGATAAGCCTGTTGTGGTTAATACAGACAAGGTTTGTTCAATAGAAAATATTAACGGGAATGTAACAGTACGCTTTTGTGATAACACAACATTAATAATGAAGGACTTTGATGATAACGAATATCTGTCGTTATTAAATCATTTGCTGATTTTAGATCAGTTAAAAAGAAAGTCTTAGTTTAAAACCCTTTTCAATGCCCTTTAAAAATCTCCCCTAGCCCCTCTTTTTCAAACGGGGAACAAGATAGAAGGGCATTTATAAAGTGTTTTAACCACAGGAGAACGAAATGAAACCAACAGAAGCAAAATTTAACCGCTATCAACATTATGCCGAAAAAGCGGCTGAAGCCGAACGCCAAGGCAACTATAAGGAAGCCCAAGACCATTGGGAAATTGCAAAATTATCCGCAAAAACAACCACTAACCGTGATTGGGCAGAACAACGAGCGGTATTTTGTAAACGTATGCACAAGAAACCGTTTTAGGGGGAAGTGATGACAGAAACCGTAAAAGAACAACTGAATAGCCAATTAAATGAGGCAATTATCCAGCTTATACAGGCTCAAAAGTATTTAAACCAAAGCGATTTTATCCGTAGCGGTGTGTATCTAGGCACGGTTCAGGATTTATTGCCCAAAGTGCACTTGAAGTTATTAACGGCAAATCGAAAACATTAACGAAAAGTAGAGAGGAAATAAAAATGGCTATTACAGCAGAACAATGGACGGAAATTAAGCAAAAACTAGACAGTATTATAGGAAGAGTTAAATTTAAATACAAAGAGCATTTACTCACGGTAGATGTTACACAAGTTAAGCGATCTTTAAAACTAGCTGTGTATGTTGATGGGGAGATTAACGAAGCTTGGACAAAAGAGGGACACGAAATTCGCCCTTATTTGGAAGAGGTTTGGTATCGCAAAGAACGCCCTATTTTTAATGCTAAGGAGAAGAAAGCATATAAAGGTTTAGTGAGTAAAAAACAGCTAAATGAAAAAATAACAATTTATTCACCTACATTTCCATCACCAACTGCACTGATTCGTCAATATAAGAAACTGGAAGGATTAGAGTTAGTTGAAGTCATTTAAGAACCCATTTACAGCCCATTTACCACTATTTTAAGTGGGCTGGATAATGTGTTTTATTTAAAGGAGCAACAATGACTATTTACGATCCTCAAAAAAGCGTATCGATACGCCATCATAGCATTACTCTAAGGGTTAATACCGCAGAGGCAAAACCAAATTATCGTTTGTGTAAAAAGAAAAATGGCGAAATTGTATTACAACAAATGTTTATTATTACACAAGGATATATCTCACACGGAACTCCATATCCTATAAGTAAAGTTGAATGGAGAGAAATTGAAACAGTCTGTGAAGATAGTGAGGTAGATCTATGAAACTATGCAAATGCCCGATTTGCCATTCGGAAATCTCGCTGGAGGCGTTGATTGAAGATGATGCAGGGCGTGAGTTGTTAAATACGATAGTGAATATCGGTGGTAATTGTGGGCGTGCGGTGGTGAGTTATTTAGGGCTATTTAAACCACAGAAAAACAGTCTTGCCAATAGCCGAGCGTTGAAAATTGTGCAGAGTTTATTGGAGCTTTACCCTCCCTCTAATGTGTTGGAAAAAGCGTTAATTGATACGGTGGAGCAAGTCCGCCGAAATCGTAGAGAAACAGGCAGATGTGAGCCGCTGGCAAACCATAACTACTTAAAGAAAGTGTATGAAAGCGTAAAACCGCAATTTGCGGTAGTGCGAAGTGAAAAGGCGGCAAACACCGATAGCCTTGAGGCACAGCAACGGCAAGCCGACCAAAAGAAACACGATGCGGTGATGTATGTGGAACGAATGAAGCAAATGGGGCAACTGGAAGCCGTTAAGAACACCGAAAGTTATCAAATTTGGCTGAAATGGAAGGAGGAGAAACAAAATGCAACCGCAAACTAGAAAGCAGATGATACAGAAAATTCATATAGCGAAAAACGAGCTTAAAATGACACGAGAAAGTTATGTGCGATTTTTAATTGAAACGGTGGACAAAATGAGTTGTTCGCAAATGAGCGACGCTGAATTGATGACTGTGTTACAAGCAATGAAACAACAAGGTTTTGTTGTAAAAAGTAAACAACACGGTAAACGACCTGATGTCGGTAATTCGCCAGATAACCAAGCCCGAAAACGTTATATAGATAAAATTGAGGCATTTTTAAGCGAGATGAAACTCCCATGGGCATACGCCCATTCAATTTGCAAAAGAGCCTTTGGAGTCCAGCGAGTGCAATGGTGCAATGATGTCCAGTTGCATAAAGTGGTAAAAATTTTAGCAGTGAATGCTAAACGCCACGGGCATAGAGTATAGAGTTTATTTACAGCCTTCTGCGGAGGGCTGAATAATAAATTTTACGAAATTTTTTGCATAGTTATGATTTTTGGGCTTGACTGTCAAGCGGAAATATTTTATTTTTCGAGCACGATCTCAAAAATCGACAATACAGCTTGCACAGCTGAAAGTATGTGCTATTTTTTTGCCTGAATATCAGAAAGCCTTTGAGTTTCAGAATATCTGTGCAGAAAAATAAATACAATTTAAATCAATGACCGACAGTGCGAGGAATACAAGACCTGAAAGGGAAATAACTCCGCTGTTTATTGTGCAGTTTTGAGCTGTCGGTCGCCCTACTCAAAATAGGGTTTCCAATTCAAGGAAAAACACAATGAATAACTTCCAAATTGCAACCTTTACGGGTTCTCTTCAAAATCAATCTACCTTACTAATTAATGCTCGTGATCTACATCAGATGTTACAGATTGGGCGTGATTTTTCTAACTGGATTAAATCAAGAATTGAAAGCTACGGCTTTGTTGAAAATGAAGATTTTACTTGCTCGCCAAATTTGGCGAGCGAGAAAAGCAAAGGTTTAGCCAGCTTTTGGGGCGGTCAAAATAAAATTGACTATCACATCACCCTTGATATGGCAAAAGAGCTCTGTATGCTCGAACGTTCCGAACTGGGACAACAGGCACGCCGTTACTTTATCCAAAAAGAGAAAGAGGCAAATGCTCTAAAACAGGCTCTACCTCAAACAACGGTTGAAATCAGCACCGATAAATATATCGAACTGCTCGAAACCCAAAACCAACTGCTTAAACAAGCGATGAAACCGCAACAATACAAGCTACGCCTAAGTGCCGAAGAAAAAAGCCATATTTTCCGCCTGCACCAACAAGGATTAAGCACAGGGCAAATTGTGCAACAATCGGGGCGTTCTGAAAGTGCGGTGCGTGCGGTTATTCGTGAAAATTTAGGCAAATAAGGAGTGAGTTATGAGAACTGAATTTGAAGATATTGTGCAAAATACCGAAAATTTGGCAAGCGGTTTGTATAGTTTAAGCCATTTACTGGAAATTTTGGATAATACCGAAGACCAAATTTCAATGAGTGGCTTAGCTCACCTTGTCGCAATCATTGCCAGTGCGACTAAAAAACAAGCAAATGATGCAGCAGTAGCCCTAAATTGTGTAGATAATTAAAAATTTACACTATTTTTTGCATAGCCCACTTTTTAAAGTGGGCTTTTTTGTGGTAGATTTCAGGTGATTTGAGCTCATTAAAGGAAATTGAAAATGAAGAAATTACTATTAACAACCTTATGCTTGTTATCTTTACCTGTAGCTGCAATGACAGAAAAAGCTGAACAAGAAACAGCAAATGCTCTTGTAAGTGGTGATTATCAGCAATTAAGAAACGTGGCTTATGGAATGGAAACAGGGTCGTTTGGACACGACCACAATCCTATTGCAGCCTGTGCTTTACGCCGTGTTATTTTGCTTGTTAATTCAGACAAAGTAGATATGACTGATTTTAACAATGAGGCGATTGCTTGCCGTAAAATTGAAGTTACAGATAATCAACAGGCTTGGGAAACAGCGTTTACGATTGCAAAATCAATTTCTGCCACTAAGAAAAAGTAAATTCATAAATTAGACCGCTTTAAGCGGTCTTTTTTTATGTTGTTATATCCAGTTATGCAAAATAAATCGCAAATAAGGCGGTTTTTAGCGGTTTTTAGCGATTTTAGTAAAAAGGCAGGTTACAACTTAAGTTATATTAAAAAATGGCTTGTAGAGTGTTTTTGATAGGTTTTACAGATCAAAACTATTGCAATGATCGGCAAAAGGTTATAGAATGACTAATATCTGTTAAATAGCAGATAAAGGGAAGCCCTAAAAGGCTATAAACCTCTTAGGGCTTGTATTATTGCTGGTATATATTTTGAGTTTGGCGACCTTATATATATCAGCTAACCACGAAATCCCTTGAATACTTCAAGGAATAAGGGATTTTTGTATAAAAATACAGAAGTCAAGTCTTGACTTCTGTGAAAACTGGTTACAAATTTTACCTGTTTTTCGTGAGTTTTCAAGGGATTTTTCATTTTTTAGGAAAATTTCAATGAAAAAAGAAATTAAAAAGCAGGATAATTCTAGCTCTTGTGGCTATATTTTCAGACGTTTCAGACGAGTAAAAGGCTCTAAAGCGAAAGGTGAGGAGCGTTTCTTAGATGCTTGGGAATATGGTTATGAAGCTTGGAGAATCCCGATTAGAAAATGCTAACTTTTCAAGACCGCTTTCACAAGCGGTCTTTTTTTATCTGAAATTTGCAAAAAATTTTTAAGTAAGTATTACAGATTTGAATAACCCCCTTGGATAATGGCTTTTGTGGAAATTATTCAAGGGGGATTTTTTATGTCTGAATTTGAAAGTATTGAACGTTATTTACCTGAATCGGTAAAAGAAATTGTCGATTTGATCGGTTTACCTGCAACTGAAAAACTAATCAAAGCCTTTGGTGGCTTTTCGTTCCAATTTTCAAAAGGAAAAGTCTATTTTGAAAAATTAGAAGAAGTGCTAGGGAAAGAAGATGCAGAAAAATTACACTCTTATTTGAAAGCGAATAGGGCTTATTTGCCCCGTTGCCAAACTACCTTGCGATTATTACGTAATGAGCGGATTTATGCCGATTACTGCCGAATGACAGAACAAGAGGGGATAAGCGGTCGTTTGGCGATTATGCAGATTTGCTCAAAATATGGTGTGTGCGACCGTATTGCGTGGGATGCGGTGAGGTATTTAAAATCTAAGCCTAAGCAGCCTATTACACAAACTTCACTCTTTTAATTTGTGGAACTCTTTCATCTCCCCCACCTTACATTAAATCATTAAAGTCTCTTTAAATCATCATTGTATTTAAAGAGGCTTTTTTTATGACTGAACCTACCAAAACCAAGGCAACCCTTGCCGATTTTAACCGAGCTTTTGACCGCTTAATCGGACACGAGGGTGGTTATGTGAATGACCCGAAAGACCCCGGTGGCGAAACAAATTGGGGTATCACTCTCCATACTGCCCGTGCGAATGGCTATACAGGCTCTATGCGTGCGATGAGCCGTGCAGATGCCAAAACTATTTACCTTAAAGCCTTTTGGCAACGCTATAACTGCGACCAATTCCCGCCTGAGTTGGCTTTTCAGTTTTTAGATGCCTGTGTGAACCACGGTTCGGGCAATGCCAGCCGTATGTTGCAACGTGCGGTGGATGTGGCTGATGATGGCATTATCGGCAAAGTCACTTTGGCTGCGATTGAACGTTATTCGGTGGCGGATGTGGGCTTGTTATTTCAGGCAGAACGCCTTGAGTTCTATACCAAACTCAAACACTTTGACCGTTTTGGCAGAGGTTGGATTAATCGAATGGCGGGCAATTTGCGTTATTTTGCCAAAGACACGGCGGAGGAATAACCCTTGAAACAGTTTTTACTTGATTTAATTACCAATAAAGACGGGAAAGCCAGCACCACCGGTTTTATCCAGTTTATGAGCTGGTTAGTGCTATCGGGCATTTTGATCCACGCTTATGTTGCTGATAAGCCGTTTATTTCTGATTGGTGGTTTGCCTATGCCGGCATTTGCGTATTAGGCAGCCCTGCCACAAAAGGCGTGGTAAGTGCGTTAAAAAAAGACCGAACAAAGGGAGATGAAGAATGATTACTCAACAAATTGTCGGTTTTATCGGTGTGATTGGCACAGTAATTGCCTATGCGTTTTTTAAAGGCTGGCAGTTAAAACAAGAACGTAAAAAGACCGCTACTTTGGAGGCTGAAAAACAGCAACAAGCGGTCGAAATTCAACAAAAAAATGCAGAGGTTAAAAATGCCAAAATCCAGCAAAAACACGTTAATGAAACTCGCCGTATTCAGCCTAGTGCCGTTGATGAGCAGTTGCACCAGCACGGTTACTTCCGTGACGACCACGGGTTGCACGGCGTTCAGCCTGATTTATCCGAGCCGTGCCGACACGTTGGAAACGAAACGCCAAGTGCTTGCACACAATCTGACCTATGAGGAAGTTTGCAAGAATGACGTTAATTAAAAAATTGAGACAACGTTGGCAACAATGGCGTTTTTACCGCCGCCGTCCTGACCTTGCAGAACTGCATAACGTGGTGCGTGCGGCGGTGGCACAAGGTAATAAACACCCTGTCGGGCGAGCCAAAAGGGGGCGTTATGATTGATGAAAAACTGTTTCAGATGCTGATCTCTTTTGTAGTTGCTCCGTTAGTGGCGTTTGTAGGCAAGGTCATATTTGATCGTATCAACCGTAATGAGCAAACGGTAAAAGAGCTAAAAGCAGAAATGGAGAGTAAATACCAATCGAAAGAGCTTGCTCACGAGGTTAATCGGGGGGTGAGAGAAAAACTGGATGATATTTTTAACTCCGTAAAAGAAATTAATAGCAAGTTAGATAAAAAGGCGGATAAGTAATGAGCCGTAAAAAACATAAACAAACCGATTCGGAAAAATTAGACCTGATTTTAGGCGGATTAAACGAGCTGAATGACAAGGTGGATAAGCAAAATGAAGAAATTGAACGCTTACACCGTGAAATTCAAGCCACACAACGCCTCGTAAATGAAATGGCACGCAAAAATCGCCGTGATGCCATCATTGCCGGTGGTGTAGGCGGTGGCATTGTTGCAGTGGGTTTTGAGTTATTACGCTTGAAATTTGGTATGTAGAGGGCGTATGGCACACGATGTTGAAGTACAGAAAGCCGTTCGGCAAGCCTATGTATTTGACCGCTTAAGCCTTGAAATGGCTGCTGAACGTGCAGGGGTGTCGTTCGGCACAGCTCGCCGTTGGAAATCGACAGCCGAAAAGAATGGCGATAACTGGGAAAAAGCCCGTGATGTGCAAGCAATGGCAAGCGGTGGCATTGAGAATATCGCTCAAGGCTTATTAGCCGGTTTTTTAATTAAGTACCGCACCTTAATGACGGAGCTTGAGGAAAACACGGAGATGACAACCGCAGCGAAGGTGGAGGCGTTATCTGCTTTGGCTGATTCATTTGCAAAGATGACGGCATCGAGTAAAAAGCTATTGCCTGAAACAAGTGCAATGGCAACCGCTATGCGTGCGATTGAGATGATGGCGAATATCGTCAAAACCAAGAAACCGCATTTATTACCTGACTTTTTGGAAATGCTGGACGATTTAGAAGTGCAGTTTAAAAAGGAGTTTAAGTAATGGCTAAGAAAAAACAAACTGTAGTGCATAAGCATTACTCTTTCCGTTGGATTGTCCAACTTGCTTGTATTTTCGGAGCAATAAAACTAATGCTCAACGGTACAGACGGTTGGGGCTGGTTGTTGCTTATCGCAGCTTGTATGTAATTTATGAAAATTAAAGAATTTGAAAAAGAACTGGAAGCCCTACGGCTACAGCTACAACGTAATATTGAAGCGAGTTTTGAAGGCTGGGACGATACGCCAAAAGCTATTAGCGAACGCCGACAGAAGGTTTTAGACCCTGTTTCCGGCTTTGAGTATTTTGTGCAGGCTTATTTTCCGCACTATGTGCGTTCTGAGCATAAATCGCAGTTGCACCATTATCTATTCGAGAATTTGCCACTTTCGGTAAGTGATCTTTCCAAGTCAGTTCGCCAAGCGATTGCAGCCCCTCGTGGTGAGGCAAAATCGACGATTTGTACTCAGTTATTCCCTTTGTGGTGTATGGTTTGCGATCTGAAACGTTACATCATTATTGCAATGGATACCCGTGAGCAGGCTTACGGTATGCTTGAGGCGATTAAGGTGGAGATTGAATCAAACCCTCGTTTAGCGGTTGATTTTCCTGAATTGGGAGCCGGTAAAGTATGGCGTGCTGGGGCAATTATTACCAGTAAAAATCAGAAAGTTGAAGCGGTTGGTGCAGGGCAGAAATTGCGTGGTCGCCGACACGGGGCTTATCGTCCTGATTTAGTCGTGCTTGATGATATTGAAAATGATGAAATGGTGCAAACCCCTGAACAGCGTAACAAGTTGCATAACTGGGTGCTAAATGCCGTACTGAAATTAGGTGCAGCAGGCGAAAAGTTCGATGTGATTTATGTCGGCACAATTCTACATTATGACAGCGTACTTAACCGAGTTTTAAAAACGAAAGGTTGGAAAAAAGCCCATTTTAAAGCCATTTTACGCTTCCCTGACAATATGGCGTTATGGGACGAATGGGAGAATATCTATCTTTCTGAAGAAGGCGATGATGACACGCTTTCAGACCTATTCTATCAGCAACATAAAGCTGAGATGGATAAAGGGGCTGTCGTTTCGTGGTTGGCTCGCCCTATTCTCTATTTAATGAAAATTCGTGCTAGTGATGGGCATAGTTCTTTTGACTCCGAGTATCAAAACGACCCAGTCTCGGGCGATGATGCGATTTTTGCCAATAGCATCCAATACTGGACGGAGTTGCCAGAAAATTTAATCTATTTTGGGGCATTAGACCCCTCAATGGGTAAAGCTGGGGCAAGCCGAGACCCATCGGCGATTTTAGTGGGTGGTTATCACCGTGAGAGCGGTAAGTTGTACGTTGTAGAGGCTCAAATTAAAAAGCGATTACCTGATTTGATTATTGAGGACGTAATTCGGTTGCACTCGCAATATAACTGCCACCGCTGGTTTGTGGAGACGGTGCAGTTTCAGGAGTTTTTACAGACGGAGCTGGTTAAACGTTCGGCACAACGTGGCAAGCCTGTACCGGCAACCGCCACCAAGCCGAACAGCGACAAGATGTTACGCATTGAGAGCCTACAACCGCATATCGCTAACGGTTTGATTTTACTCCACCGCTCGCAATCCACGTTAGAGAGCCAGTTGCGGCATTTTCCGAAAGCAGATCACGATGATGGACCCGATGCTCTGGAAATGTTGTGGCGAAATGCCGTGAGTTCTTCTGCCCCGATTGAGTGGGAAAGTGTGGATGATGACGACTATGGTGGAAGTAAGTGGCGGCATTAAAATCTCCCCCAACCCCCTCTTTAATTAAAGAGGGGGCTTTATAGTATTAGGAATTTAAAATGGCAAAAAAGAAGCATAAAAAACAGGCTAAACCGAATTTAAACCCGATTAAAAATCAAGAATTGCAAACGGATTTAGCCGAAATTACCGCAACAGGTCGAGTTCTCTCCGACCACCCGAGCAATTTTATTACCCCGGCAAAAATGAAAAGCATTTTTGAGGATGCGGAAAATGGTGATATTACCGCTCAGCACGAATTATTTATGGATATTGAAGAGCGTGATAGCTCTATTTTTGCCAATATTCAGACCCGAAAACGTGCTGCACTGGGCGTGGATTGGGCGATTGTTGCCCCTCGCAATGCCACACCGCAAGAAGAAAAACTGCGTGATGAGGTGGATGAGTTATTTTATCAACTCGGCAACTTTGAAGATTTGGTGATGGACTGTATGGATGCGGTGGGGCACGGCTTTTCTGCATTGGAAATCGAATGGGTGTTTAACGGCACGCATTGGTTGCCTATGGTGTTTAGCCACCGCCCGCAGTCGTGGTTTAAGTGGGATAAAGACGATCAGCTATTGCTCAAAACCAAAGATAACCCAAACGGCGAGCCGTTGCGTGAAATGGGCTGGGTGGTGCATACCCATAAATCTCGCTCGACCCAAGCAGCACGCAATAACTTATTCCGCACGTTGGCGTGGCTGTATATGTTTAAGCATTACAGTATTCACGATTTTGCGGAGTTTTTGGAGTTGTACGGTATGCCTATCCGTATTGGTAAATATGGGGCAGGTGCAACTAAAGGCGAGAAAGATACGCTCAAGCGTGCGTTAGCGGAAATCGGACACAACGCCGCAGGGATTATGCCGGAGTCGATGAGTATTGAGCTGCATAACGCCGCTAACGCAGGCGGTGCAGCAGGTAATAACCCATTTTTGCAAATGGTGGATTGGTGTGAAAAATCCATTGCACGCTTGATTTTGGGGCAAACCTTAACCAGCGGTGCGGACGGTAAAACCTCAACGAATGCACTTGGCAATGTACATAACGAGGTACGCCGTGATTTGTTGGTCTCTGATGTAAAACAGTTAGGGCAAACTTTTACCCAACAAATTATTCTGCCATTTTTGCAAATTAACTTTGCAGGGGTTGATCCAAATCGTATCCCGAGCTTTGAGTTTGACACCAAAGAACCGGCAGACTTGGCGTTATTTGCTGATAGCTTGCCAAAATTGGTGGACATTGGAATGCCTATCCCTGTGCAATGGGCGATGGATAAGCTCGGCATCCCTGAAGCCCAAGAAAATGAAGCTGTGTTAGGGCGTTCTGCCACACCACAAGCGGTGGGATTATCGGCAAAAATTGCAAATTGCTCTTGCGGTTGTGGGGGCAAGGTTCACGCTTTGTCGGCCCAAACCAAAACGGGCATTAAAGAGCAAGATGCCTTAGATGATTTGGCAGACGAGGCTTTTTCCGTGCCGGATTTTAACGCCCAATTTGACCCTATCACAAAAAAGGCGGTGGCGGTGGTAATGGCGTGTAGCTCTTATGATGAGGCGGCGGAAAAACTGGCAGAAGCCTACCCTGATTTAGTGAGTGAAGATCATAATCGCTATTTAGCCAATGCGTTATTTTTAGCGGATTTATTGGGGGCAGCCAATGCCGAAGGCTAATTTTGCGATTGGGCTAGAGCCTAAGCAGGCGATTGAGTTTTTGCGGCAGAAGAAGTTGCTTGCAAGTAAAGTGTTTAAACAGGAACTGTTTGACTCTGCTCTTGGGCGAGCCACCACTATTAGTAAGATGACAAGCCTTGAGATGACTCGTGATATTTATGAGTCGATGGAAAAAGCACGGCGTGAGGGGAAATCCTTTAATGAGTGGAAGAAAACGCTTACGGCTGAATTTGAGCGAAAAGGCTGGGTGTATGGACACGACAAAGCGATTAGCCGTGGCATAGACGGCAAATTGCTTGCCGACCCCAAAACCGGTGAGCATTTCGGCACGCCTCGCCGTTTGAATACGATTTATCGCACCAATATGCAACAGGCTTATTCTGCGGCTCGTTATCAGCGGTATATGGAAAACGTGGATAATCGCCCTTATTGGCAGTATTCGGCGGTAGGCGACCAACGCACCCGCCCTGCTCATCAAGCGTTAAACGGCAAAATTTATCGTTATGACGATCCGTTTTGGGCGACCTTTTACCCACCAAACGGTTTTAATTGTCGTTGTACGGTGATTGCACTGGGTGAGCGTGATTTAAAACGTAAAGGCATTGATGAGGTCGGCAGTAGTGAGCCGTTTTTGGTGAAAGCAAAACGCCCGAAAGATAAGCTGGGCAATAAAGAAGAGACTATCGGCTTTAAATTACCGGACGGCACGGTGCGGCTTGCTGACAAGGGCTTTGATTACAATGTGGGACGTTTGACTTATAAGCCGAATTTGGATTTATACCCCGAGAAGTTGGCTCATCAGTTTGCGAAAGCGGAGATGGCTGGGGGCGAGTTTAAGCAGGCTTTTAAGAAGCTAGAAGATGCGGTAAATCAAGCCAAAGGCAGCCATAAAAAACTCTCCGCCGATGAGATGGTTAAGGTGCGAAATGCCCTCAATCAGAACTTTAAATTTGCGGCAGGTCGGTTAAGTGAGGAAACGCAAAAGCAGATTGATAGCAAAGTGGCTACGGTGTGGCTATCTGATGATACGCTGATTAAGCAGTTTAATAGTCGTGAGGGGCAGGATTTTGGGCTTGATGTGTATGCAAATATTCCTGATGTAATTTTTCAGCCTGATCATATTTTGCAAGATGGCAAAAATTTTAGCTTTGTACGAAATTTTGAAAACTACCGCATCTTAGTTGTTATGAAGTATTTAGAAGAGTTTAGCGAGTTATTTCTTGTATCAACAAGGGAAATCGGTCAAAAAGAGTTGGATAAATTATTGCTAAAAAATACGGTTATTAGGTAAGGCTCCCGATCACTTACACACGCTCTCGGTCATTTGAGCAGGACTAGCCATCTCAAATAGGCTGCGGTAGGGAGATTATCACCGCTTTTCTAATAACCGTCTAACGAATATACCCCCGTTTATTTTAAAAATCAATATAGGAGAGTGGAAATGGATAAGCAATATAATGAAAAAATGAACGAAATTTTTGGAGAGGGATGGCAGGATTACGCACCTAAAACCATAGCTTGGCACGATAAAGATAAGGTAAAAGATGCTCTGCTTTACCGTTACAAAACAGGGGTAGATAGTTTTTCATCTCTTTTAGTAATGTGGCGATTAATTGATGATTACCCTGAGACAGAGCCTAGTGAACTATGATTGAAATCCAAATTCACGGCATTGATGAGATTATTGCTACTCTCAACCGTATTGCCGACAAGACCAAAGATAAAACCGACCTGATGCGGAATATCGCCGGCACAATGGAATCGGCGGTGCTGACTAACTTTGATGTGGGCGGTCGCCCTGCGTGGTTGGGGATTAAACATCGTGAGGGTACGCCACTTGTGGATACTGAAAATCTGATGAGTAGCATTACCAGAGACTACGATAATGATTCTGCGGTAGTTGGTACAAATGAGCCTTATGCGGCTATCCACCAATTTGGCGGAATGGCTGGGCGTGGTCGGAAAGTGAAAATTCCTGCCCGTCCGTTTTTACAGCTTACAGAGCAAGATGAGGCAGATATTTTGGATGATGTGCAGGACTATTGGCAAAAGTTGCTCGGTTAGGTTTAAAATGCCCCCATAAAACGCCCCAAATTAACGATTAGGGGCGTTTTTGTTTTATGTGGTATGATTTATCATTCTTTCTTTTTTAAAATTTTTTAAAGCGGATTTAAAGCGTTTTAAAACAGGTTGCCTTTCTTTCTTAATTCCAAGCGGTTGCTTTTTCCTAAAAATTTGCAATTTGTGGAAGTTGCTCCCCTCTTTTCTTTTTTCTCAATTATTTATTCTCTAACCTCATTAATTTGTTTTGAGGTGTTTTTGTGTTTAAGCATAAATTCAAACTAAACCCCATTGCATTGAGTTTTAAACTCAACCAAGAGGCAAACGGACGTATTCAACTTTTCCCTTTTGGTTGGTTTGAGGCTCAAGACGGGCGTGGAGGACGTTGGTATGTAGGTGACGAGAATGGCTATGCGTTAGCCGATGATATTAACAATACTGCGATTGATCTGATGATTGATTATGAGCATCAGACTTTGTATATCCAAGACAATGGCAAAGGCAACCCTGCTGCGGGTTGGATTACCAAAGCGGAATATATCTCGGGCGAAGGCTTGTTTGCCGATGTACGTTGGACACCGCAAGCCACTCAAGAGATTAAAGACGGCGTTTACCGCTACCTCTCACCGCTGTTTTTGACAGACGGCAGCGGAATGGTAATTAAGGTACTTAATGCCGCCTTAACTAACCGCCCTGCCTTGCATAATCTGCAAGAGGTGGTTGCGATGTCTAGCCAATTTGCCAAATTTTTAACCCCCGAGGAGGAAAATCCAAAAATGAAAGAACTCTTAATTAAATTATTTGCATTGTCGGCAAATGCGACCGATGAGCAGATTACCGAAAAGCTGACCGCACTGGATAAAGCCAAAGGCGATAGCCCTGTGGCGTTGAGCGATGTGTATGCCGAGCTTGCCAAAGAGAAAGGCAATGTTGTGGCGTTATCAGCCAAAGTGAATAACCCCGACCCTGCTAAATATGTGGCATTAAGTGATTTACAAGCGGTGCAGTCAGAATTAAATGGCTTAAAACAGCAAATGAACGACAAAGAGCGTGATGCGTTAATCCAAACTGCTCTCTCTGATGGTCGTTTATTACCTGCTCAAAAAGAGTGGGCGGAGAATTTAGGTAAGCAGAATTTAGTGGCGTTATCGGACTTTTTGAAAACGGTAACACCTAACCCTGCATTAAACGGTACGCAGTCGGGCGGTGAAGACCCGAATAAAGGTGCGGAGAAAGTGGCGTTATCGGCTGCGGAAATTGCAACTGCTAAGACGTTGGGCTTAACGCCTGATGAATTTGCTCAAAAATACAAAGAGGAAGCGAAGTAATGTTTAAAAAATCAGAATTATTACAAGCCTTAGATACGGCTTTTAAAAAAGAATTTGGTGCAGGTTTAGCCTTAATTAAACCGCAATGGGAAATGGTGGCAATGAAGATTAGTTCTTCGACAAAAACCAATACTTACGGCTGGTTAGGTCAATTCCCGAAAATGCGTGAATGGGTAGGTAAACGCCAAATCAAGAAAATGCAAGCGGAAGCGATGTCGATTGAAAATAAAACCTTTGAATCGACCGTCAGCATTGCCCGCACCGATATTGAAGACGATCAGGTTGGCTTATTTACCCCGGTTGTACAACAAGCCGGTCAAAGTGCGGCGGAATTGCCGGATGACTTAGTGTTTAGTTTATTGGCAAAAGGTAAATCGACACTTTGCTATGACGGTCAAAATTTCTTCGACACCGACCACCCTGTTTACGAAAACGTGGACGGTACAGGCACAAGCAAAACCCAAAGCAATATTACCACCGGTGCAGCAAGCGGTAAGCCTGCATTTTATATTTTAGACGATACCCATGCGATTAAGCCGTTAATTTGGCAAGAACGCACTAAGCCTGAAATTGAAACGAAGTTTGACCCTTCAAAATCTGACACCGTCTTTATGGAAGATGAATATTTATGGGGTGTACGTGCTCGTGGTAATGCCGGTTTCGGTTTCTGGCAGCTTATCCATCGTGTAGAAAACTCAGAGCTGAATGCAGAAACTGTGATGGCAGTTATTGCTAAGATGCGTATGCTTAAAGGTGATGGTGGCAAGTTGCTGAACATCCGCCCAAGCACAATTTTAGTGCCACCGGCTCTTGAGTATGCAGCTCGCCAGTTGGTTGAGGCAGATATTATTAATGGCACAAGCAATCCGTTAAAAGGAGTGCTGAAAGTCGCAGTTTCTGCTCAGATTGCAGAATAACAAGTTAATCGGGCGTAGCAATACGCCCCTTTTGAGAGGATAGCAATATGAGTCGTAAGAAAAAAGACGATGAAACCTTGAACCCAAAGGAAAACACTCCGCCTGAAGATGAAGTTAAGGCTGATGAGCAACCGCAACCACCTGAAGGTGAAACAAAAACTGACGGTGCGGTGATTGACCCTATCGCCTTTGAAATCAAGCTGAAATCTATCCACCCACAGGCAACTTATGGGCGTTGTGGTTATCGCTTTAACAAAGAAACGGCGGTGGAAATTGCTCGTGCTGATTTAACTGATGAGCAGATTATCACATTAGCTAACGACCCTTATTTGGAGTTTGTGCCTGTTGTTGAGGGTAATGCGTAATGTATGCGTTGGTTGATGATTTCGTGTTGCGAATTGGCGAACAGGAATCCATTGAGCTAACCGACCGTGAAATGGTAGGCGTGGTTGATGAAGCGACTCTTGAAGTAGCTTTAGCGGATTCGTCCAGCCAAATTGATGGCTATTTAAGTGGACGTTACCGCCTACCATTAAAGACTGTGCCGCAAAATTTAAAGCGTATTTGCTGTGATTTGGCTCGTTATCATTTAACCAGCAAATCATTAGTAACGATGACCGAAGAGGTGGAAAACCGCTACAAACTTTGCTTAAAAGAGCTGGAAAACATCTCTAAGGGCATAGTGTCATTGAGTTTGGATGAAGAGGCTGCCGCTGAATCGGCAGATGGTGAAAACACGGTGCAGTTTTTCAATGGGGGGAACCGTATTTGGGGGCGAGACCGCAGATGATTAGCAAAATTGAGCAAGCCTTGATTGAGCGTTTAACGCTGGGCTTAGGCAAAATGGTGTATGCCGTTGCCGGTTATGCCGGAGAAATTAACGATGAGCAGTTAGATGTTCGCCGTTTGCCGGCTTGCCTTGTCTCTTACGGTGGCTCGGTGTTTGAGGCTAAATCAATGGGGGTAAGGGGCAAACGCTATCAAACCACCGATGTGTTTGTGGTGTTGGTTATTACCCGCTCAATGCGAAATCAGACCGCCGGGCGTTTAGGTGGGGTAACAAGTCGTGAGGTCGGTGTTAATCAGCTATTGGGGGCAGTAAAAACCTTGCTGATTAATCAGACCTTAGGCGGTTTAGTTCACCCTATCCAACCCAAGCGAATCCGCACCATTTGGAATAATGCGGAAGTAAAGAAAGAGAAACTCTCTGCTTATGCCATCGAATTTGAGATCAGCTACAACGAGTGCAAAGTGCTTGATGATGGCAGATACCCCGAAGGGGTTGAGCCGAATGAGCAAATCTTTAAGCAGTACCAAGGCAAGCTAGATAAGCCGCAAGGCGATTTATCGGGCTTTAATAATCGGATTTTTGACCCGAATAACAATGCAGCCACCGCAGTTACGGTGGTAAGCGAGGAAAAATGAAAAATAAACTCACTATTGATGACATTAAAGGTGTGATTGTTAATGAGCAATATGTTGTTAATGGCACATTAACAATTTGCGTATTAACACTCAAAAATGGTTATAAAGTCACTGGCGAAAGTGCCTGTTTAGATGTAGCCAACTTTGATGTAGAGATTGGCGAAAGTGTCGCTCATGCCAAGGCAGTCTCAAAAATCTGGGAGCTTGAAGGGTATTTGTTGGCACAAAAACGCTATGAGGAGGTAAAAAATGCTAAAGGTTAAAGCCGCTAAAGGGGTGCGTGTGCCGGTTGAGAACCGTCCGCATCACTATATTGAACAAGAGGTCGTTGAGGTAGAAAACACCCTTTACTACCAACGCCGCATTGCCGATGGCGATTTGATTGTCGTGAAAGGCAATGAGCCTAAAGGCACAAAAGACAAGGGGGTAAGCAATGTCTAAAATTGAATTTGACCAAATCCCGAATAGTATTCGTAAACCAAGTGTGCTGACCGAATACAATAATAAAGATGCCGTCACTACCTTACCGAACAATGAGCAAGAAGTGTTGATTATTGCCCCGATGACAGGCGGTGATGCTGCTTTTACTGCACCGCATAAGTTATTTAGCGATGTAGAGGCAGAAGCCTTATTTGGTAAAGGCTCGGTGGCTCATTTAATGGTTCGTCAAGCAATCCAAAATAACTCTTTAATCCGCTTAACGGTGGTAGGTTTGAAAGACCACGATGCCGGTATTGCGGCAGTAGGTAAAGTAACCTTTACCGGTACGGTAACTTATGCCGGTGTGGTACGTATTACGATTGCAGGTACGGCTTATGAGGTGGCAGCTGCAAAAGGCGAAGAGGCTCAAGCTATCGTTGCTCGTTTGGTGAATGTGATCAATGCGGCAAGCTATAGCCCTGTGGTGGCAAGTGTGGAGAGCGAAACCACGCTGAGACTCACTGCAAAAGCGAAAGGCGAAATCGGCAATGAAATCACGCTTGCAACACTCAACACCGCAACAGGTTTAACCTTTGAAGCTCGTGCATTTGAAAATGGTCAGCGTAATGCTCAACTTGCTCCAGCATTGGCAAGTGTGGCTGGTACGCATTATAACGTGATTATTTCGCCTTTCTCTGATGAAGAAAATGCCCTTGCGTTGCGTAGCCATTTAGAGTCGGTTTCTGCCCCTATTGAAGATAAGCCGGCTATCGGCGTGATGGGTTGGCGTGGCACTTATGCCACCGGCACAACCTTAACCGCAAGCCTGAATAGTGAGCGAATCATCGTAGGTTGGTATAAAGGTGCGACCGAATCGAATGCAATGATTGCGGCAGGGCTTGGTGCAGTGATTGCGGGTGAGGAAGATCCTGCTCGCCCGTTGAATACCCTTGAAATTAAAGGTTTAACGGTGGTAGATGACTCACAGAAACCGCTATTTACCGAAGTAAACCAAGCATTGTATCACGGCTTAAGCCCGATTGAGGTGGTGGCAAGCCGTGTGCAGATTACCCGTGCGATTACCACTTACACCAAAAACGCCACCAATACGGACGACCCAAGCTATTTGGATTTAACCACTATTCGCACGTTAGATTATGTGCGTAAAGCAATCCAAACCCGTCAGCGTTTGCGTTTTCCTCGTGCGAAAAACTCGCGCCGTATTGTGGCGAAAGTGCGTTCGGAAATTTTAGACGTGCTTTATCAGCTCGAAGGCGAGGAAGTGATTGAAAACGTGGAAGCGTGGAAGTCTCGCTTATTGGTGGTGCGTAACGCTCAAGACCCGACTTACTTGGATTTAGAAATTCCTGCTGATGTGGTCAATGGCTTACACGTTATCCGCAACAAAATTACGTTAATTTTATAGGGGGTATTAGATGTCGATTGTATATGAAGGCTCGTGCGTGCTTGAGGTGGACGGCGTTGAAATTGAAATTACCAAACTTGATGTCAAAACCGTAACAGGTCGCAAGCTGGTTAAAACAATGAATAGTTCGGGGCGTGCGAGAGGTTATTCGCAAGGTATTGAAGAGCATACCATTTCAGTAACCGCCGTTGAGCCGCAAGACGGTACTTATATTGATTGGGCTAATATCAAAAATGCGAAATTAACCCGTTATCCGCTCAATAATAGCGAAAAACGCACCTCTTATTTGGGTTGTTTTAGTACTGATGTGAGCGAATCTTACACCGTTGATGGCGAATCGGTGCGTGATATTCAGCTTAACGCATTACGTAAGGTGGAAGAATAATGAAAATCACCCTACTCGGTTTAGAGCATAACGGCGTAACCTATCGTGATTGCACGGTGCGGCTGCTGACAATGGGCGGTCAATGCACCGCCCAAGAAATGGTGGCTGATTTAGGGCTTGAGGAAGACTCTGAAACCTTATCAAAGCGTGAGCAAACGTTGGTTGATATGGCTTATCTTTCTCAGCAAGTGAGCTTTGATGGCTTAGACAAAGAAACCGTTACCCCTCAATTTTTGTTTGATAACCTTGCCGCTGATGACTATTGGACGTTGATTAAGGCAACGTTGGAGTTGCGAAAAAAGCGGTTAGAAAATGGGGAGAGCCAAAGCGAAAGCCCGGTAAATCCCGATTTGGCGTAGCGGAAGCCTTTAAGCAGTACCGACAAGCGGTGATTTTACTCTCAAAATTTGCAATCACCGCCGAGCAAGTGTGGCAAATGCCGTTGCTTGAGGTATTTGCGTGGATTGAGAGCTACTTGGAGAGTGAGGGCGTAAAAACACCGCATAGCCCAATGGGTGCGAATAGTGAAGTGAAACACGAAAGCTATGTCTTTACTCGGCGTGGCAAAATTGAATAGGGGCGAAAGCCCCTTTTTTGTACTTTAAAATCATTTTAATGAGACTTTAAAAATGGCAAAAGAATTAAATGCAAAACTGATTTTAACTGCGGTGGATAATGCCTCAAAGGTGGTTAAAGATACCGCAAAAAATGCAGAAAAAGCCTTTAAGGATACCGAACGAGCCGCACAACAAAGTGGTAATGCACAAACACAGGTAGCACAGAAAGTAGCTAATGAAACGACAACTGCACATAGAAAACTTGAACAAAGTTATCGCAATATTCGCAAGGTTAATGCTGCCCGTGAAGTGTTGGATATTCGTTCGGAAAATGCTATTCAGCGTGAAATTGAACAAACCCGTGCCGCCTATGACCGCTTAAAACGCTCGGGGGTTGCCTCGCAAAATGAGCTACGCCGAGCCTCAGAGGCAACAAAGAAACGTGTGCAAGAATTGAATGCGGAATTGGGGAAAACGAGTTTTGGAGATAAAGCCGGGCAGTTAGGGCGTGGATTAAGGAATGTGGGGGTGGGTATTATTGCAGGTGCAGCAATGGCTCGCCAACCTGCCAAAAATCAAATGGAATTTGACAGACAGCTTGCGATGGTGGCGAATACCGCCTTTTCAGACCGTGATGTTAAGGGACGTATTGATGGGAAGAAAGAACTACTTGATGCCGTACAGAAAGCGACAAGTATAGGTGGTGGCACAAAAGAAGAGGCGTTAAGCTCATTAGATGCTTTGCTTGCATCCGGTGCTGTTTCTACTGAAACTGCCCTTAATTTACTCCCAACGTTGCAGAAAGGTGCGGTTGCAACAGGGGCGAGTGCAAATGATATGGCTCAAATTGCTATTTCCTCAATGCAACAATTTGGGATTAAAGAAGAGGATATTGGGCGAGTCTTAGATATGGCTGTTGCAGCCGGGCAAGCAGGTAGTTTTGAGCTTGCAAATATGGCAAGTTGGTTGCCTCAACAAATGGCAGCTGCAAAACAAGCCGGTTTGAGTGGTATTGAGGGCTTTGAGCGACTTTTAATTGCAAACCAACAGGCTCGTGTCACTGCCGGTACAAGCGATGAGGCAGGTAATAATCTGGTAAATCTGCTTGGTAAGATTACAGCTAAAGAAACAAATGAGCGTTTTAAAAATATTGAATATAAAGATCCGAAAACGGGTAAAACCAAAGGTATTGATTTGGCAAAATCTATGGAGCATTACAAGAGAAAAGGACAAGACTCTTTGCAGGCTTTTATGTCTATTATGGATGACGTTGTCGGGAGTGATAAACGCTATCAAGAACTACAAGCTAAACTTAAAACTGCTAAAGGCGAAGAGCAGAAACGCTTATTCAATGAATTAACAAACTTAGTTGAAGGTACGGCAATTGGAGAAATTATTTCTGATCGCCAAGCATTAATGGCTCTATTAGGGATAAAGAATAATGTTCAATTAGGTGAAAAAGTACAGAAAGATATTCAGAATAGTGAAGGAGCTGTTGAAACCTCTCACGCTGTTATTCGGGATACTAATTCTCATAAAGTTGAATCATTAAAAAATACAACTGAATTTGCTCAAATGGAGAATTTTGAGAAAGTAAACGGTGTATTAGGCTCTTTAGCAGAACTTTTAACTAATTATGCTAACCAATACCCTAATTTAACCCAGTTTGTGAGTGGTGCGACTGATGCCGTTAAAATTTTTGGAGCAGCACTTGCTGCATCAAGTGTGCTTGATTTATTAACCGGTAAAAAAGACAAGGGCGGACTAATTGGTGATGTTTTGGATAAATCATCAAAAGCCGGTGGGGGTAAAGGCAAAGTAGGTAAATTACTTTCAGTCGGTGGTTCGTTTGCAAGTGTTGCGGGCGTTGCCACAATGCTACACGGAGACCAAGCTCCGATGAGTGAGGAGCGAAAAGCACAATTAAACGACCCTAATTATCAAGCTCGTAAAATGTACGAGTACAAAAAAGAGATTTTAGGTAGCCGTTTTCATTCTTTTTTTCGCAGCAATGAAACCCTTGAGCAGTATCGGAAAGATATTAAGTCTTATGAGGCTAAACAAGCATCTGCGGTCTATTTACCTAGTGTAGCAAGTACTGTGGCACATAATGTTGCGAATTTTAAGCCTACATTACCACAGATTACTCCACATCCTGCAGTACCTAATATTGCGACAGGTGCAATGCAAGGAGTGCTTAGTGCAATCCCAAATTTACAGCAAGCAGTATCACAGGAGTTACGCCCTAAAGTTGATTCGGTTACTCAAACCCTATCCACCTATCAAGCCGACTTTCAGGCTTTTGGGGCAACGATTTCAGCTGGGATTGAGGCAGGGCTTGCCTCGCAATCTCATACGATTGCAAATCAAATCACTGTGGAGTTGGACGGTTCGGTGGTAGCCGAAAAAGTGGCTGAATATCAGTTTAATTTTAACAAAAGGATGGCGTAATGAGCGGTTGGACAATGCCTATTCAGCAGGCAAGTTTTAAAGGTGTACGTTTTGATGTGCTTGCGGTAGATGATAGCTTTGAGCGAGCGGTAGTTGAACACGCCTACCCTTTTGTGAATGGGGCTGATTTAGAGGATATGGGGCTCAATAAACAAACAGTACGGCTACAAGCGGTATTGTTTGGCGAGGGGTATTATGCCGACTATCAAGCCTTTTTAGCAATGGTGCAAAAGCGAGGTACGGGGGTCTTAGTCCACCCTGTGCGTGGGCGTATGCCAAATATGCTATTACTCTCGGCAAACCTTCGCCACGATGCAGAGAATGTGAATTATGTGTCGCTCGACCTTAATTTTGCCGAAGCCTCAGAAATGCAGCCGATTTTTGTGTTTGAGAACAGTCTGCTCTCTCGTATTGATAAGTTTTTGCTGCAAATTGAAAACTTTGTGGAAAAAGTAACCGCTTGGTGGGCAAAAAATATGGAAATGGTGGTGGCAGCTCATAATGTTAAAAAGCGTTTGCTGTCGCAATGGTCTGCTATTTTTTATATGGGGGAGCAGCTATTTAGTTTATTGGATTTTGATAATAGCCTCTATGATTTGCGGTTGGGGGTAACTAAAGCCTCGTTTTTGCCACAAAGCAGCGATGCAATTGGTTTATTTTTTAAGGTATTTAAGCAAGCAGCTGATAAATACAAATTTAGCACCAATTTGGGTGTTAAATCAGCATTTAACGATCTTATGCGAGATTTTGATGCAGTGGCTAAAATCCCTCGTTTTCTGGAGACAAAACAGACACAGCGGATTACTTCAGCAGCTCAGTTTTTTAAACAGCGTGAACGACAAAACCAAGGTAGTTATTTAAGCACTCAGTTTACTCGCTCGGACTTGCAAGTTTTAACCTGTGCTTTGCAGTTGATGAGTTCCGCAATTTTGACTCAAAGTGCGGTACAAATTATTGAGGCTCAAGCGGAGGAAATGACCCCGGCAGATATTGAGTATATCACTACTCAAGCTCGCCTATCCTTGCTTAAAAGCCTGAATTTAGTGCGTAAAATGCAGCAGGATTCTCAGCAAAATATAGCTATTAATGAGCCAAATAACGGGCTTTATACCGCAATGCACGAGTTGAGTGAGGTGTTACGGGATAGCAGCCACGAATTAATGCAGATTGCCCTATCCGCGATTAACCAAAAACCGCCTTTAGTTGTGAGAAATGTGGAAGTTAGCGGCACATTACCACAAGTGGCTCACGCCTTTTATGGTGATTATAGTCGCTCTGATGAGTTGTTACGGCTTAACCCTCAAATCCGTCAGCCGAATTTTATTGAGCGTGCCACATTGTTAAATTGTTATTCGGAGTAGGAAATGATTGAAAATGAGATTGTGGTGGAAATTGACGGCTCACAGCATAAAAACTGGAAAAGCTATGATATTGACAGCGATTTTTTAATCCCTGCCGATAGTTTCAATTTTGAGTTGGGTAAATCCAGTAATTTAGAGGTGTTGCCAAATTACTCGGGCAAAACGGCGGTGGTTAAAATCAACGGCGAAACAGTGCTTACCGGCATTGTGGATACTACACACCACACTATTAGCAAAAGCGGGCGTGGATTTAGCCTAAATGGACGTGATAAAGCCTCTATTTTGGTGGATTGCACTGCCCCGATTACCAATGTGCAGGGTTTATCGCTGCTTGATGCTGTTAAAAAAATTGTTAATCCGCTCGGCATTAAAGAGGTACAACTTAAAGCCGAGAAAAACCCGACGCTGAGCAAGGTGGATATTGATGTTGGCGAGTCGGCGTGGGAAGCAATTATGCGGTGTGCCAACTCCGCCGGTTTGCATTGTTGGTTTGATCCGAAAGGTGTGTTGATTGTGGGCGGAGCGGATTACGCTCAACCGCCTGTCGCCACGCTCTACTGTGTGAAAGAGTCCGGCGATACCCGCAAAAATAACTTTGTGGATGCCACACTTTCTTACGATGTGTCGCAAAGCTATTCAGAGGTAACTTTTTTAGCTCAAAAGCACGGTACAGAGTCAGATAACGCCAAGCACGATTTTAAGTGGGTTTACAAAAACGATGAAATGGAGCTTTATAAGCCTAAAACTATTGTACTAGGCGATGTGGAGAACCTTGAAGCCTTGATGAAACAGGCGAAAAAGCAGGTGTCAGATTGGCAGTTAGAATCGTTTAGTCTCACAATTATTGTGCCGGATCATAAAACCCAAGACGGCACGCTATGGCAAGCAGGACAACGGGTTCACGTTGTGTGTGAGGAGTACGATTTAGATGGTATTTTCTTTTTGATGGGACGACGTTTTAGGCTTTCTCGTTCAGGTGGCACAACCACCGAATTGCGGTTAAAGCTCGATGGCGTGTGGACACCTGATGCTTATCAGGCTAAAGCGGAAGAGGCTCGTAAGCGTAAAGGTAAGAAAGGCAAAAAAGGGCGTAAGAAAAAAGAACAAGTGGAATATGTAGGCTCGTGGGAGTTGGGGCAATAAGTATGATGCGAAAATTAGCAAAACAGACAAAAGAGGTGGCAAAAGGTGTGCAAGATAGCGTGCGAGCTGCTTTTAGGGGGGTATTAAATTTAGTCAAAAGTGGCAGCGATATTCAGCAGGTGCAAGTTTCCGGTTTGGCTGATGAGACTATCCAAGACTTAGAGCTAATGCAGCACTTTGGCTTTACCTCTGTGCCTCCTGCCGGTACGCAAGCGGTGGTGATTCCATTAGGCGGTAAAACCACGCACGGCATTATTGTGGCGACCGAAAACGGCTCGTTTCGGGTCAAAAATCTAAAAAATGGTGAGACAGCGATTTATGACTCTAGTGGCTCGACCATCATTTTAAAAAATGGACGGGTCATTGATATTGAGTGCGATACATTTAATATTAAATGCAAGCAATATTCTGTTACCGCAAGCAGCGGGGCGAATTTTAAAACTCCGAAGCTAGAAACCGACCAGCAGTTTGTTTCGCAAGGGCAAATCAGCGGCAACGGTGGAATGGCTGTACAAGGTGGAAATGGTGCGAGCTTTAGCGGTAACGTAAGCCAAACCAGCGGTAGCTTTAAAACAAGTGGAGACGTGACTGCCGGTTCGGTATCCCTCAAAAATCATACCCATCAAAGTGATGGTCGTGGCAAACCAAATAGCTAATTTACAAGCGGTCTAATTTTGCAAATTTTTTGCAGAAAACGACCGCTTGCTGTTTGTGGAACTCCTTCCCCCTTACTCCTTTCTTCATCAGCTCTATCATAGCAATATGGACAGAGAAATCAGCCCGCTCACTCGGGACTATACAAGTGAAAAAATAGATACACTGCAAAATGCTGTGTATATCCGATTAACAACCCCTAAAGGCTCGTGGTGGGCAGATGGGACGTTGGGGTCTCTGCTCCATCTTATTAGTCGTGAAAAAGATTTAAGCCGTGTGGGGCTGTTAGCCCAACAGTACGCCGAAGAGGCTTTGCAACCAATTATTGATGATGGTCGGGCTAAAAGCATTACGGTTACGCACGAGCAGCCAAAAGATGGCTCGTTAAATCTTAATATCCAAGTTACAGATAACCGTGGCAAAACCTATCAATTTAAACACGCAGTAAAAGTGATTTAAACGAGATTTAAAAAATGTTTATTACGCCCACTTTAGATGAGATTAGAGACCATATTTTAAGGGATATGGTCTCGCTTGAACCCAATGCCGATGTGTCGGTGGATTCGGATAATTATACCCGAGCCAGTAGTTTGGCTGCGGTGGCAGAAGGTGTGTACGCTCATCAAAAATGGGCAATTAAGCAATTTTTCCCGGATACGGCAGATAGCGAGTTTTTGGAAAAGCACGCCAGTTTGCGAGGCATTAAACGCCGTAACGCCACCTATGCGAGTGGCTTGGGGCTTGAGGTCTTTGGCAATGCTGGTGCAAAAATTGAAGTAGGTAAACAGGTTATGACTGCGGATGGACGATTTTATGAGGTGATTGAAGCAGGAACGATTAGTGCGTCTTCTACCACTCTTAAAGTACGCTCGCTTAGTACAGGTGCAAATCAAAACATTATTACATCTACACCAGCTAATTTTACCTCTGCTCCTGCAGGTGTGCAAACAGCCTGTACTTTGCGTGAGATTTTCGGCGGTACAGATGCCGAAAGTGATAGCTCGTTACTTGAGCGGTTACTGAATCGCATCCGCCGACCACCTGCAGGCGGAAACCGTTACGACTATAAAGAGTGGGCATTAGATGTAGACGGTGTAGAGGCTGCATTTGTGTATCCTCTCCGGCGTGGTTTAGGGACAGTAGATATTGTTATTACCAGTAACAATGATTTGCCTAGCGATGAGACTGTCAATAAGGTGCAAGCCTATATTGATGAGGTCCGCCCGGTTACTGCCAAAGAGGCAAAGGTAATTAAACCAACAGCACGACGGGTAAATTTTACCATTAAAGTAAAATTAAGCGGCGTGAGTTTAAGTGCAATTACCACCGAAATTAAAACTGCTTTAGGTGATTACTTTAATCATTTAGCCCCTGCCGACAGCGTAATTGTGTCGCAATGTGAGGCAATCGTAAGTGATTTAATTGGTGTGATAGATCGCAAAATTACCACACCGATTGAAAATTTAACGGCTGACTTATCACAAAATGTAGAGTGGTTTAGGTTGGGTAATGTTACCGTTGAGGAGATGAGGTAATGGCAGATTATGCTCACGCCGATATTTTAAAGCGGCTTTATCCCCCTGTATCTTACGACATTAATGGTAAGCGTTTTACTGCTCAATGTGAGATTGATGGACGTTGCTTTGACCGCTTACAAGCAAGTGCGGAAGAGATGCTTGCAGCTATTGACCCAGCCACGTCTCGCACGATGTTGGCAGATTGGGAGCGTGTTTGCGGTATTACTACCGATTTTGCCAAATCTTATAGCGACCGTGTAAAGCGGGTCATTATCCAGCTTAATGCGGTAGGTGGGCTGTCTATCCCTTATTTTATTCAGCTTGCCGAGTCTATCGGCTACCGTATTGAGATCAAAGAGTTCTCACCTTTAGCCAATGATTTACCCAACGCCGGTGATATACCCATCCAAAACTCACCGACAGAAGTCTTGGGGTATATGTGGCGAGTGGATGTGAGAAATGCAGATGACAATATTACCCGATTTAGAGCAGGACAGTCATCAGCCGGTGACCGTTTAACCGATTTTGGAGACCAAATTTTAGAGGAGTTTTTCCGAGATCTTAAGCCGGCTCACACTTACTGCTATTTTGCCTATAAATAGGGACAAAAATGAAGAATAGATTACCTAATATTAACTCCAATAATGGGCGTTTTATCAACGGCAACCCAGCTACGGGTACGCTTGGCACTATTGTAACTGCTGAGTGGCTTAATGGTGTGCAAGAGAGAGTACAGGATGTTTACGATGAGTTGCGAAATGTATTACTGCTTGGCAATTTGCAACCAGATGGGCAAAGACAAAACCAAGTCGCCGAAGCAATTAAGGGATATTGTAACAATATCAATTTAAAGGTGCAGTCTAACACTCGTAACTTTGATAATTACATCCCCAACAGCAAAAAATCAAACTCCGTTACCAGCAATAGTGCCGATACGGTGGCGACGAGCGTTGCGGTTAAAACGGCTTATGATTTAGCCAACACCAAGCTCTCCAAAACCGGCGGTACGGCGACGGGGAATTATTTCTTCCGTGATGGCGACGTTGTTCAAACTGGCGAAGAGCGTAAGATACAGAGTAATTCTCGTGTTGTGGTGGAACGAGATAATCCAACACAACCGCCGTATTTTACGTTGATTAATGCCAATATTAATGAAGCTATTCCTCGTAGTTGGGGCGATATGCGGGATGTTGGAGGTGTTTACTCATCTATTAAAAATGGGGAAAAGTACCAAATTAAAACGGTACTTAAAACTTACTTAAAAGCGGATGGTAGTGCAGTGTTGGAGGCTGGTGGTAATAATGGTCAAAATGACTATCGTATTGGCTGGCGATTATTTAGCGATACCAACAATTTTGTCGTTGGAAATCATTCGGACGACGGCGAAAACCGCTTACAGGTGAATGGTACAGCAAAGGTTATTTCCCCAAATCTTGATGCGGATAATACACAAGTTCCAACAACAAGATGGGTAAGGCTACTGCTTAATATTTTGACTTTACCTATTTCAAGAGTAACTGGATTGTCAGCTGCTTTAAACGGATTGAGTGAGAGTAAGTTATCTAACAGTGGCGGTACTGCGACAGGCAATTATTTCTTCCGTGATGGGGACATTGTTCAAACTGGCGAAGAGCGTAAGATACAGAGTAATTCTCGTGTTGTGGTGGAACGAGATAATCCAACACAACCGCCGTATTTTACGTTGATTAATGCCAATATTAATGAAGCTATTCCTCGTAGTTGGGGCGACTGGCGTGAGTTGGGTGGGGTGTATTCGTCTATTAAAAATGGGGAAAAGTACCAAATTAAAACGGTACTTAAAACTTACTTAAAAGCGGATGGTAGTGCGGTATTAGAGGCTGGTAGCAATGATAGCCAAAATAACTATCGTATTGGCTGGCGGTTGTTTGGTGATACAAACAACTTTGTCATTGGAGACCATAAAGACGATGGAGAAAACCGCTTACAGGTGAATGGTACGGTAAAAGCTCTACCTCCACCATTAGAGGCAAGCAATCACCAAGTACCCACAACTGCTTGGGTCAGAACACTAATTAATAGCCTTAAACGAGACGATTTTACCTACACGTATTATGCAGAACATTATGCGGGTGCATCAGTATATAATCTTAAACCACTTGGGCTAAAAATTACAATGATGCGTACTCAATCACTTGGGGCAAGAGAGCTTTACTTGCCCGAACCTTATACAGGTCATCCAATTGTATTAGCTACTGATAGAGGGCACGGTGAACACGCAGTTAATGGTAATTACTTCATTGGTGAGAACAGAATTAGAGTTGGTGGCAGACATGATACCTCGTTGTACATATTAGTTATGGGCCGAATGTAGGGAGAAATATTGATGTTAAAGCAATTTAATTTAGAAAAAAAGATGTTTGATGAACCGGTTTTAGTCGGAGATGAGGTATCAGGTGTTGAGTACCGCACACACGGTGAGGGGTGGTATCCTGTGATGACAGAAGATGAATTAAATATTATCTCTGCCAGTATTACAGGTGGTGGCGAAGTATGGTTGGAGAAAGGGAAACTCAAAACATCGGGTAAAGCTCCAAGCCCTTACCACAAATGGCAAAACAAGAAATGGATAATCGACCCCGAGCAACAACAAGCGGTCATTTCTGCTGAAAAATCTGCAAAATTAGCCGAAATCAACCAAAAGGCACAAGCCTTTATTAATGACTTGGCTGAATATGACAAAACACCTGCTTTTGAACGAGATACTTGGAGCATTCAGCGAGAAGAGGCTAAGGCGTGGTTTGCGGATAAAACTGTCGCTACGCCAACATTAGACTTGATTGCTCAAAGGCGAGGCGTGCCAGTTGAGCTTTTACGCCAAAAAGCCTACGAAAAAGCAATGGCATATCAAACCGTAGCGGCGATTGTGGCAGGACAACGACAGGCTTATGAAGACCAACTAAACACAGCAGAAACTTTAGAGCAAGTGCAAGCGATTGAGCCTGTGTACAGTTTGCCAAATCAAGGGGAGGCTATAAAATGAATAAAATTTATCTAGCTCTCTACAAAGGTTCTGGTGGCAACCTATATGCTCGTTGCACTGATTGGTTAATTCGCAAGGTAACAAAAGGGCAGTATTCCCACTGTGAAATTGCAGTGCAGAAAAGTGAAATTAAAGACCACTATCACCGTGAAGAGTGGTATGAGTGTTATAGCTCAAGTCCTCGTGATGGTGGAGTGAGACAAAAAATTATCCCATTAAATGATAAAAAGTGGGGCTTAATTGAGCTCTCTAATTTAACCGAGCGAGAGGTCAAAGCCTATTATGAGCAAACCAAAGGCAAACCTTACGACTGGCGAGGCGTGTTAGGGATTGCATTCGGTATCAAGCAAAAACAGGATAAGTATTTTTGCTCCGAGTGGTGTTTTAACTTAATCAAAAACAGTAATGAGGGTTGGCGATTCAGCCCAAATCAATTAGCGACAATTTTCAAAAAGGGATAAAAAATGCAGAAAAATTTAAACGCATTAGCTGTTGCTTCTTTAGCTTCTGCAACTCAGACTAAACAGCAAGCAAGCAAAATGATGTAACATTTAAACAAGCCCCACTCCCATTTATCGGTCAAAAACGGATGTTTTTAAAACACTTTGAGCAAGTGTTGGCAAACATCCCTGATGATGGTGAAGGTTGGACAATCATTGATGTGTTTGGTGGTAGTGGATTGCTTTCGCATACCGCCAAACGACTCAAACCCAAAGCCCGTGTAATTTACAACGATTACGATAATTACAGCGAGCGTTTACAGCACATTGATGATATTAACCGGCTACGCCGCATTATCGCCGATTTAATGGCTGACACACCTAAATACAAGCGGTTGGATAATGCCAAAAAATCGCAAATTATTGAGGCGATTGAGGCATTTCAAGGTTATAAAGACCCGCATATTTTATGCAGCTGGTTGGCGTTTAGCGGTCAGCAAGTTAGCACTTTTGATGAGCTGTACAAACAAAATTTCTGGCATTGTATCCGCCAAAGTGATTACCCAACCGCAGATGGCTATTTAGATGACGTGGAGATTGTGCGAGAGTCATTTCATCAACTTGTACCACGCTTTACAGGGCAACCTAACACGCTGTTAGTGCTTGACCCACCGTATCTCTGCACACATCAAGAGAGCTACAAGCAAGAGCGTTATTTTGATTTGGTGGATTTCCTACGGTTGATTCACCTAACTAAACCGCCTTATGTCTTTTTCAGCTCGACCAAAAGTGAGTTTATCCGCTTTATTGATGCAATGGTCGAGGACAAATGGGACAACTGGCAGGCTTTTGATAATGCACAGCGTATAGTAGTGCAAACCTCAGCAAGTTATAACGGCAAGTATGAGGATAATATGGTTTATAAATTCTAAAATTTAAACGCCCTTTAATGATGATTTAAAGGGCGTTTGTTTTCAGTTTATTTTGCATAGCTTGTAGCATATTGCCTATGCAAAATAATTTGTTAATCTATGCAAAATAATTTGACCGCTTACAAATGGTGGCGAGTTAGCCGGTCTTTATTCAGTATTATTCTTAACCTTTATTTTCATCGGTGCAGGAAAATATTCACTCGATGCGAAATTATTTGGTAAAGCGTAATTCCCATTAGCTAATAATACAAGCGGGCAGATTTGGTAAAAAATTTACAAAATCTGCCCGCTTGTTTTTTTGTTTTATGTATATGTAATTAGATTAACACATTCGCTACTGTAATACCCACAATACAAGCAGTAATTACACCTACTAAACCCGGAGCCATAAAGCTGTGGTTGAAGTAGTATTTACCGATTTTAGTTGTGCCTGTTACGTCAAAGTTCACGGTTGCGATATCTGACGGATAGTTTGGGATAAAGAAGTAAGCATAGGTTGCAGGCATTAAACCCACTAATAACGGAGCCGGTAAGCCCATTGCAATCCCCACCGGTAATAACATTTTTGCAGTTACCGCTTGGCTGTTTACCACCACAGACACAGCAAACATTGCGAAAGCAAATGTCCAAGGTTGGGCTTGAACCATTTCCATCACACCTGCTTTAAATGCCGGCATTGCGTGCGTAAAGTAGGTATCGCTCATCCACGCAATACCGAAAATTGCAATTGCGGCAACCATACCTGATTTAAATACCACACCATTTGGCACTTTTTTCGGATCGGTTTTAGTTAAGATTAAGATTAAACCACCAAACGTAAGCATTACAATTTGGATAATTTGATCCATACCGGCTACTTTGCCTGTTGCAGCTACTGTTGGTTTAATGCTTGGAATCATTGCAATAACTACAATAGTCGCAATTGCAGCTAAGAATAGATAAACTGAGTTTTTCGCACTTGCCGGTAATTGTTCATCTAACGAAGTTGCACTGGTTTGTTCAATTTGTTTGCGTAATTCCGGATCTTGCATACGACGTTGGAATTCAGGATCGTCCTCAAGCTCTTTACCGCGACGTAAGCTATATAAAGACATCGCAATGACACCGCAGAAAGTTGCGGTAATAGTTACCCCTACCACATTTAAAAGCGTAACGCCTTCAAAGCCCGGTAATTTAGTAATTTCAGTTAAATAATAAGCAACCGCAGCAGATAACGGGCTACCGGTAATCCCTAATTGAGAGGCTACAGAGGCGGCTGCCATTGGGCGTTCCGGTCTGATTTTATTTTTTAAGGCAATATCGCCGATAATCGGCATAATTGAGTAAACAGAATGCCCTGTACCTAACATCAACGTCATTACATAGGTAACAAGCGGACCTAAGAACGTAATACGTTTAGGGTTGTTGCGTAAAATGCGTTCTGCAATCTGCAACATAAATTTTAAACCGCCAGCCGCTTCAAGGATAGAAGCACAGGTTACAACGGCTAAAATCACTAACATAACGCTGATTGGCGGAGCGGAAAGCGGCATTCCTAAGAAGAAAACTTCCACGAATAAACCAATACCTGACACAACCCCTAAACCGATACCACCATAACGGCTACCAGCGTATAAAAATGCTAATAAAAGCAAAAATTCTGCATAAAGCAT